AGGGGCATAGGTGTAGAAATTTCAAAAGAAGAGTTTGTCCAAGTAGCAAAGATGAACTGCTTCTATTGTGGAGAAGAGCCAAAAGAAAAGATCTATTACGATCAGCCACAATGGAGTACACCAGCCAAACTCAACGGTATAGATAGAGTAGACAACTCTGTTGGCTACACCATTGATAACGTTGTCTCATCCTGCTACATCTGCAACAGAGGAAAAATGAACCTATCCCTAAAAGATTTTAAGGCTTGGATAATCAAACTATCACAGAGAGAATGGATAAATGAATAACTCTTTAGAAGAAATCTTGGCAAGCATCAACCCAAAACTTCGTAAGAAGATATCTTTGGGAAACGAAATTACCAAGACCGAGTTTCAGAAAACACCATCGTTTGGTTTAAATTTGGCACTCAATGGTGGCCTGCCCTATGGCAGACAGGTGCTAGTATGGGGTAACAAGTCAAGTGGCAAGTCCTCATTCTGCCTACAGTTGATCGCTCAAGCACAACAGGAGGGAAAGGTCTGTGCATGGGTTGATGCAGAAATGTCCTTCTCTCCCGAATGGGCTGCACTCTTAGGCGTAGACGTATCGAACCTCATAGTGTCTACAGCGAGGACCATGAACGACATGGTAGATGTTGGCACAGATCTAATGAAAGCAGGGATAGATATAATTGTTGTTGATAGCATCTCTGCACTTCTTCCTGCAATCTATTTTGAAAAAGATAGCACAGATCTGAAGCAATTAGAGAACACAAAACAAATTGGTGCAGAAGCAAGAGATATGACAAATGCTGTTAAGATGCTTAACTATGCAAACAATCAAGTAAAGCCTACGCTGTTAATTCTTATATCGCAGGCTCGTAACAACATCGGTGCTATGTACGTCTCACAGCAGCCTACAGGGGGCATGGCGACTAAGTTCTACTCGTCTACCATCGTCAAACTGTTCTCATCAGAGTCTGACAATCAAGCAATCAAAGGAAAGATCTATGTTGGAGATAAGATCATTGAAGAAAAGGTTGGTCGAAAAGTTCGTTGGGACGTTCAGTTCTCAAAGACAAGTCCAGCATTCCAAACAGGAGAGTATGATTTCTACTTTAGGGGAAGTGATTTGGGAGTTGACTCTGTAGCAGACCTCGTTGATACATCAGAAATGCTTGGCTTTATTGAACGAGGAGGCGCTTGGTATACGGTTGAAGGAGAACGTTATCAAGGTAGAGAGAAGTTGATTCTTGGAGTTAAGGAAAACCTTGATATCCAGCAGGCACTAATTGAGAAGGTATCCAATGAGCAACTATAGTAAGCCAAACTACAACAATCGTAATCATCTAAAACCAGTGCCAAAGTTTACCAATTACAATGGTGAGTTTATCTGTCAAAGATGTAAGGCAGAAGTAAAGAGGGCTAGGTTCTGGAAAGATACCTTTGACTTTACTTGGATGTGTGAATGCAAGTTTGTTTCAAAAGTAAACCTTTATGGAAAGGGTTACTAATGACAGAACGTGGAGAGGCAAGCAGAATTGGTGCAAAATTACAAAAGAATAGTGGTAGAGGTAAAATACAAAAGGGAGACGCTACATGGAAAAATTATTTGTTAGATTTTAAAGAATTTACTAAGTCATTTAGCATCACTCAAAATGTTTGGGCAAAAGTAGTAACAGATACCTTAAGGGTTGACAAACAAAAGTCTCCTGCGATATGCTTAATCCTTGATGGTAAAACTAGGCTTGCCATAATTGAATGGTCTGAATTTGAAAGGTTGGTCGAAAATGACAACGACTCTTGAGCAGATTAACGATCTGTATGAAATTGCAGAGTACATGAATGATCCAGAGTTAACTTCGGCATTAGAGTTTATTGCCAAAGTTATCTTTAAGCCAGATATTCCACCACACGTTGCTACCGTAGAGATAGTTAGAATGCAAGCAATTGCAGCAAAACTTCAAATGCGAGCAACATGGATGGCTAATGTAGACAAAAGTAATAGGGATAAAAAGAATATCTATTACACCGCAGCGGCAGAGGTAGATAAAGTCGTTGCCGCATTAAAGTTTCTATTAAAGTAGGGTACAATTATGTTTTACAAACAAAGGATAATAATGGCTAAAAACTTTTTAAAACAGGTAATGGATAAGCAACCAGAGGGAGCAATAGACACCAAGGCGTTTATTGAAAAGATTGAATCTGGCTATATCGCAGGTAAGGGGCAGCCAGAGTTTAAAACAAAAAAGACTTTTAGCCCATCCTCTCTTGTGTATGGAAACGGTGCGTGCCCTAGATATTGGTGGTTAGCATTTACTGGAACAGAATTTGTTGACGATCACGATCCATATGCTGTAGCAAATATGAGTTCTGGAACAATGAGTCATGAGCGAATTCAGAAAGCAATTGAAGATGCTGGCATGATGGTTGAGAAAGAAAAAAGAATCATTACTCAAGATCCACCAATCTTTGGTTTTGCAGATGCTGTTGTCCAGTGGGGCGAAGAACAGCCAGTAGTAGAAATCAAGACAATGAGGGATGAAGCCTTTGCTTACAGAAAGTATGCAAAGCCACCTTCATATCACTTAATGCAATTAGTCATCTACATGAAGGTTCTTGGAAAGAAGTTAGGAATCCTTCTCTATGAGAATAAAAACTCTCACGAACTTCATGCCATCACAGTTGAGCCTACACCAGAACTTATTGAATGGGCAGACTATGCTTTTGACTGGATGAGAAAAGTTCGATCACAGTGGGAGAATGAGGAAATTCCTCAAAAGACCTATAGGTCTAATTCAAAGGTATGCAAGGGATGCCCTGTATCAGCAGCGTGTGCTCTTGCTCCAAAGGGCAAAGATAAGATCGAACCCTTGGAGTATCTTGCATGAAGACTTGCAACTGGTGTGGCAATAACTTTACACCAAATGTTAATTATCAAATTTATTGCTCACCAGAATGCAGGGAACTTTCCACTAAAGAAAAAGTAAGTGAAAGACAAAGAAGTAAAAAGAGGCAGTCTTTTATGGGAAAGAAGCGATACTGTTCTGCTGGATGTGGAACAATTCTATCTATCTATAACTCAAAAAAACGCTGTAGCCAATGCAATGTTGATATAAATAAAATTGACAAGGCGTTGAAACAACTTAAGGGAATAATAGATTATGAAAGAATTGACGAATAAACCAAGGTCATTCTGTTCTATTGATGCTAGCACTAATAGTCTGGCGTTTGCATATTTCTATGAAGAAAAGTTAAAGAGTTATGGAAAGATTAAGTATTTTGGAAGCGATATCTATGAAAAGATTATTGATACTGCATACAAAACAAAAGCATTCTTTGAAAACTTTGAAGATGTAGAATATATGGTGATAGAGCAAGTGATCTATATGAATTCACCAAAGACTGCTGCAAATCTTGCAATGAGTCATGGCGCACTTGTTGCTGCTGCTGGAATAGCAGGTATAAGTCATGTTGCAAGCGTTAGCCCAATGCAATGGCAGAATTGGTCAGGGAATAAAAGATTGACCGCAGAAGAAAAAGAAAAGATTCGTAATACAAATCCAGACAAGTCTGCTTCTTGGTATAAGACTCAAGAAAGATTGTTTCGTAAACAAAAGACAATAAGATTTGTTAATGAAAAGTTTAACGTAAAGATTGACGATGATGATGTAGCAGATGCAGTATGCATTGGAGCATGGAGCATTGACAATTGGGGAAAGGTGTTCTAGAATATGGCTAAGAACGTTGGCCTGCATCATTCAGAGGCATACCTAAAAAAAAGATTACACTTAGATAAAAAGACACCAGAGGAGATTGCAAAAGAATGCAACGTGAGTCTACAAATAATATACCGACAAATGAAAAAATTTGGTCTAAAGAAATGAAAGATATGGTAAATCATCCACCGCATTATACAAGTGATAAGTCTGGCGTAGAGTGTATAGAAGTCACTCGTCATAGAAATTTTAATGTTGGAAACGCCATTAAATATCTTTGGAGAGCAGGAATAAAAGATGACGCCAAACAAATTGAAGATCTAAAAAAGGCTATTTTTTACATCAATGATGAAATAAATAGATTAGAATCTCTATAAATTGTGTGATTCATTTCACGTTACCCCTATAAACCATTGGCAATAGAGCATAATTTGTGCTATGCTAGATAACTGTTGCCGCCGCAAGGAGGAATCAAATGACGAAAACAAAACTGGTAGGAGGAATTATGGTTAGCATAATGGCAGTAACTTTGGTTACGGCTTCTGCTAATGCTGCTTCAACCGAACAGGTGTATGCTAAGTCAAATGCACCTATTGCGACGGAGGCTTTTATGAATAAGCCTGTCGTGAAGATGGCTGTTCAAAAGCCAAAGAATACCTGTAAAAACTGGCTTGCTAGGGAACTAAAGAAGGCAGGATTTAAAGGAAGAGGATTGAAGATCGCTTGGTCTATTGCTATGAGAGAAAGTGGAGGAAGAGCAGATGCTATTTCTTCTACTGGAGACTATGGAGTTTTTCAATTCAATCGCGCAGCGTGGGGGAAGCAACCTTGGTGGAATACATCAAAGATGCTCACACGCAACTACAATATCATGATTGCCTATAGCATTTCGCAACATGGTAGAACCTTTTATCCTTGGGATATTGATGGTCGTGGAAATCACAAGGGCGCATACACATCTGCGTCTGTTTACAATAAATACAAGTCGTGGTACAACAAGTATCCGACAACCTGTAAGTAGTAGATGGCGGGGTAGGGAAACCAATTCAACTAGGTGGCAACAACCCTATCCCGCCACTGCTATACTAGTGGCACTATGATAGATATTATTGAACACATGGAGGAAGTAAATAAAGTAGCCTCCGAATATATAAAAGGATTTAATGAGACTGAGATCTCTAAAGAACTTGACATACCGAGAGCCAGAGTATCTTCTCTTCTTAGAGAATGGAAAGCGATGGCGTCTAACTCAGAGGCAGTTAGATCAAGAGCAAGAGAAGCCCTTGCTGGAGCAGATCAACATTACAGTAAGTTGATCAAGCAATCCTATGAAGTTATTGAAGATGCAAACACTCAAGGTAGCCTTTCAGCAAAGACAACTGCAATTAAACTTATTCTAGATATTGAATCTAAAAGAATAGATATGCTTCAAAAAGCAGGGCTATTAGAAAATAAGGAACTCTCAGATCAGTTATTGGAAACAGAAAGAAAACAAGAACTACTAATGAAGATCTTAGTAGAAGTATCTGGCAAGTGTCCAACGTGCAAACTAAAAGTTCTTGATCGCCTATCAGAAGTATCTGGTCCAAATGGAGATGCCGTGGTAATCCATGAATCTTGATCTGTCAGAATTTCTTAGTGCCCTTGATGAGTCTCCATTTGAGGAGACTCCAGTAAACCTTGACACATTCCTTCACGATCCCCAATATTTAGATCAGCCAGAACTATCACAGATCCAAAGAGATCTTGTAGAGGCTATGAGTCAAATATACAAAGAGGATGACCTCATTAGATTTATGGGGTATGAAGAAGGCAAGGCACACTTTAAAAAATATACTAAGGCAGAGGTTCTTCTTCAGTTAGGCAAGGGATCTGGTAAAGATCATACGTCTACCATTGGTTGTGCATACCTTGTATATAAACTTTTATGTTTAAAAGATCCTGCAAGATACTTTGGTAAACCACCTGGTGATGCTATTGATATTATCAATGTCGCGGTAAACGCTCAACAGGCAAAGAATGTATTCTTTAAAGGATTTAAGAATAAGATTGCTCGTTCCCCTTGGTTTGCAGGCAAGTATGATGCAAAGGCTGATAGCATTGAGTTTGACAGAGCAATAACCGTATACTCTGGTCACTCTGAAAGAGAGGGCCATGAAGGACTCAACCTTATCTTGGCAATCCTTGATGAGATTTCTGGTTTTGCTCAAGACTCTGCATCAGGAAATGAAAATGCAAAGACAGGCGATGCCATTTATAAAGCATTCCGTGCTTCTGTAGACT